CATAACCATATGCACGGTTTACCCCAGTCTCTGATTGTTCGTTTCTTCCGGTACTTGTCAGTGAGAACGAAGGACTTTTGGCATCCAAGGAAGCTCTTCCAGTGTGGAAAGAATTTGATGTTGAAATCGTCGAGAATGACATATCGACAGGAATCGTCCCAATCGTCGAGGTTGAACTGCCCACAGAAGTACATGGCCTTGCCAAGAGATCTTGCCCACTCAGTCTTCCCAATCCGAGATTTTCCAATAAAAATGAGCGAGCGCGGGCGCTCCACTTCCTAGCATAAAACACACAAAACACATTAAAGTACGGGTTAGGATTAGGGCCATCAGGTTAGGATTAGGGCCCTTCACCGTCCCCAAACGGTTAGGATTAGGGGCGGTATAGCAATACTTACGTTCGTGAGATTAGCGCTTACCCAACTGGTTAGGGTAGGTGGTTCCACAAATTGTTCTCGTCCTCTTCCGGTGTAGACGGTCTCGTGTCGTCCGAATTTCCATTCGCAAAAGAAAAGAAGTCGTTCAAGAGCCAGACAGTAATCCCTCGGAAACCTTGTTCGCACACGTTCAAGAAATTCATCTCTCGTGGTACACTCATCGAGTATCTCTCCCCATCCCCCGGCAGGATTATCTCCTGGTGAGAAGTTAGCCAACGGTGAAGTGTCGTCCTTACTGCAATAGGCAATGACATCTCGAGCGGATCGAGGTCTCTGTATGTTAGGATGGTGTCCTTCCACGTCAAAACAGGTTGCCAAGACGAAGCGTCGTCTTGCCCCAAAGTGTACATAAGCGTGTAGGTGAGGAGTCCCATCATCGTGCAGTTCGCGCGCAATAAAAAACTTGCAGTTAGGGGCCAGTCCCACGAAGAAATCTCGTAGTTGTTCGCGCTCAAGAGAGCAGCGCGGGTACGTGAGGAAAACGTGAACTCCGTCATACGAAAAATTGGTCGCTGGCATAATATTACCCAGCGGCCACCCGACACCCGCCACCCTTATATAAGCAGCAGCAGAAATCGAAAAGTTTTTCGATGGCACTTACGACGCCTGCGCATTGGATCGGGGCACTAGCGGGCACCGTTTCTGATATTGCCATTTTAAGCAAGGTTGCTCATCCAATCGACGTTCAGTACGCACGTTCTTCCGGTTTGCGTTCCCTAAAAAGGAAAGCAGACGAAGGTATCGACCTTTCATTCGACAGAAAAAAACAACGAATGGCATTTCGTCGTGGAACGCGATTTCGTTCGCGTCGTTCTTTTCGGGGTCGCAGGCGTTCTTTCCGTAAACGTAGGTTTCGCTCTCGTCGGGGATCTTTTAAGCGAGCTGTTAAGCGCGTTATCCTTCGCACCGCGGAGCCAAAGCAGGCTATTACATCCGCCGTTCTAGCACAAGGTCTCGTGCAGGGAGATGGCACATCTCGTATTGTTTATGTTATGTGTCCTATCCAGGTTCCTGGGCAGGGTATACAAGATGATCAGTTCATCGGCAACAAGTTCTACGTTAAAGGCATATCTTTCCGCGGTCAAGTTGGTACTAGTGGAGAAGACACTACGTTCCAGGGAGCTCTTATCCGTATTACTCTCGTTTGGTCGAAGAAGCAGAATTCTGCTCTTTCTACTGGTTGGAATACCTTTGGCAGTACGACTACTCGTACGACGAATCCGACAGCCACGGCGCCTAGTGAGAACCCGACGTTTTTCGAGTCTCCAAACCTTACCGGCCAGTTTACGGGCAATGGATGGGTAGATCCATTTGATATTACTACCGTTAAAGTGATATCGTCCAAGACAATTATTGTCAATCCCGGTGTTGAGAACCAAGCAGAAGGCGGTGTCGTATCGTGTCCCACACCGTTCAGTTTCTATTACAGATTGAACAAATGGCTTCAGATTGAAGATCCCACACACGGTGATTTTGCAACAGCTCAGTTCAGATTCAAATACGGTACATACTATCTGGTCATGCAAGTCATAGCAAATACCAATGATGTAAGCAACACACCAGTTGCAGAGATGGACTATAAGGTTAAGGTTCATTTCCGTGACCCATAAATAAAGGATAGTCATAGTTGAATGTTAAACAATTGATGTTAATCCACTCAAGTTCAGCTCCGGAAAGCACTCCTCCAGGAGCTCCGTCATCGTTGCATAACCATATGCACGGTTTACCCCAGTCTCTGATTGTTCGTTTCTTCCGGTACTTGTCAGTGAGAACGAAGGACTTTTGGCATCCAAGGAAGCTCTTCCAGTGTGGAAAGAATTTGATGT